GTTCCATGTTTATCAAACACATTTCCTACATGATTTGTTTGCAAAAACGTTCCGTTCTCCGTACGGTCCGATAACGCACTTATCTCCGACTCAGTTAGTGACTTATTAAAGATTCTTATTTCATCTAGATCACCTGTAAGATTTGATGTATTGGGGCTAAGACCACCAATGTTTACCGGATAATCATTATTGATTCGTCCTGATGCTGTATATAATGTATTAACGCCATATAACAAGAAATCATGAGATGACGAAACATGTAATCCGGCATTCATCCAAATTTGTATTTCACTTCCTGATTTTTGACAAACTATGTGAGTCCATTCGTCTACACTGCTAGTTGCTGACAACGTAGTATTAAGAGAAGAATCAGAAGATACTTTAAACTCTATTTCATTACTACCACTTAATTGTATACTGAATGGGTATCTATCAACCGAACCAGATTGTTTTGCAATAACAATTTGATTGTTACTGCCAGTATTAGAACCTGACACAAAAAATGATATTGCATAATCATGTTGTCTATCATAATATCCAGGTAATGCACTTTGAATATGTCCTGCGCCTTCAAAATGTGCACGGCGGCCGATAGCTGCATTATCACCATCTGTAGTAGGAATTCCTGCAAGATACGTAACACCCGTTTCTATTTCATATTTAATTCTTGAAGTATCAAAATATTCATTGAATCCTTCATAAAATTTTACATCTGAAACAATCGAAGACGAATCAAACCCATCATCAATTATATTGCTATATCGATCAGCTGATAAATTTAATCCTGACCCAGTGAATTGAAATGATGCTGGCTTAATACCTTCACCAATTTTAAGTTGTGGTATTACAAATACTGATGCAGATTCATATAAATGTTTTTTTGTACGATTTAAATCAGTAGGACCAAAAGTTTTACTAGGTTGATCTTTTCTGCGATAATATAAATGATCTATAGAAAAATATGTAACACTTTGTAATGAACCATCAATATTTGCAGCATCATTAAATGTTAACTCAGATCCTAAAGCAGGAAGAAAATTTCGATTAGTATATCTTGCTTCTAATGGTAATGCACTACCAGTAGAGCTTCCAGAATTAAACAAAAATAATTTATTTGTAACAAACTGTTGTTTTTTAAAATCTGATTGTTCAACCTTTTTAAATACAGAAGGATAATTTCCTTTATATTTATCTTCTCTACGGCCTTTAGTATTTAATTTTCTTGTCGCCATTATTTAGTAAAAAGCCCTTTACATTTATTATAAATATAAAGGGCCTCAATTCAGTTATGTGTTAAATTAAAAATCAAGTTTTACTCTGACAAGTGCTTCATTCTTAAATGATTTCAATAATGGTTTAGATAATTTTGCTACTGCTAATAATTCTCTTTGATCGTTATATAATCCTACTGTAGTAATATATGTTTTTGGGTCACCCCTAAAAGTTGATTGACGGAACTCACCTATACTACCCGTCGTAAACGATGGATTATTTGAAAAGTTATATTCAGCATTTTTAATTCTAACAAAATAATGTGTACTTGTAATAGTTTCAGCATTTCTTGCTAAGAATCCATATGGATCTGAAGTAGCTGGGTTTGTAAGTACTCCTGATCCAGAAATTGAATGGAACAATCCGAAATGATTGTTGCCTTCAGAACTTGAACCAGTATTAGTTGTAAATCCTAAGTTTGCATCCAATGTTTGAGCATTCAATATCATTACTCCGTAATCTGGATAAACAAGACCATAATATACAGGTGAAGATGAATTATATATTCCGTTATTAAGTGATCCTGATACAATATTATATACTCTACCAGATGATCCAACTGTAGGTGCTCCGCTATTTCCTGAATCATCAATAAGCGTAAAAACATTACTCCCGGTAACTACAGAACCTGTTGCATTCGTATCTCTTGAAGAAATACTTGTTAACGGCAATTCAAAATTTCCCGGATCTAATTTTTCTTTTGTCCTAGAACGACTAAAGTTAATTACATAAATAGAATCTGTGTCTGTGCCATTGACAGTGAATCTCGTGTCTGTAGTTTCTAATAATAGTTGTTTATATTGCGAATATACTGCTCGGCTTGGTGAATCATTAAGTTGTCCTTGCGAATCAGATCCACTACCTAATGCATGACCATATGCTATTGAATATTGAACTGCAGAACCAGTTAATGAAGTATCTTTCTGATAAACATCAACATAATATCTACGTTGTGACGTTGTTTGTGCAGAACCGGTATGATGTGTTGTTAATGAAGCTAAACCATCACTCCATAACCCAGCTGTAACAACTTCTGTTTGGTTATCTATTACATCATTTGCTCTATCAAATTTAGTAAAAGTACGACCATTTCTTGCAAGGATTTGAGTTTGTTGTTGTTCTCTGATAATCTCTTGAGCGCGCTGTTCAGCTAATGCATTGATTTGTGATTGTAATGCGGCATTAGTATTAATTACATTCAATGAGTTAGCCGGTGATTCTGGGAGCATACTATCTGATATGCCATCTGGAAGAAATATTTGACTTACTTTAGGTAATTGTTTTAATTGTTGTATATTCATTTCAAATCCTTATGTGTTAACGGTTGCTGCTTTAACTGTTAAATTGATAGTTGTGCTACCACCCGTTTCATTACCTATAATAGTAATTGTAGCAGTTTGATCCGTTACTTGTCGTTTTGCAATCACTTCAAATGTTCTACCAGTTACTGCAACACTTTGTGCATCTTCATTATCGCCGATAAAACGAGGTGCTGTTGGTAAGACTGATGTTCGAATATCACCTCCTGGAGCTACTCTAAGATCAGCGACGTCTGAATTTGAAAGAATTGCTGTATATCCTAATGTAGCATTTCCACCAGTAAAGTTAGATGTATTTGGACTAATTACTGCAATGTCGCCCTCTGCACTTAAAGTAATTGATGTATTACCTACATTAACTACAGGTATTTTTGTAGTTTTCTTCGGAAGTGTAATAAGTTTATATTTCAACATTTGCGTTTCGTCTGGTATAGCTTCTACTATAGGCATATTTTCAATGATTGTGCCGTAATATTGTGTACCAAGCGGATGATCTGGATTCCATAAATCATAATCAATTTCATCATCTGCTAATGCAAATTGAGTAATATTAAAATTGTTACGACCTCTTGCAAGTAATTCTCTACCTTTTTTAGTAAGAATTGCATCTACTGTTACTGTACTATTATTTAAATATCCCATTGCTTTATTCGCCTTTTATTTCATATAAATATTTTCATTGTAAAAAATAACGATTATTGTCCTGATATTGTAAAACTACCATTTTCTCCTGGAGATTGATATATCAATTGATTTGGATTTGCTGTTCTAGTTTCAACTACTGGCCCCCCATCTATTGTGTCTGGACTTTCAATATTAAATCCTCTAGAAGTCATTTTGCTTCCATTATAGAATGCATTCTCTGCTCCAGTGCCGATAAAGTCTTGAATTTGTGCTGGTCCGTTAATATCAATACCTCTTACTGGATTGCCATTTACATCAGTTGTTAGTATATCCGATCCAGATACAACAATATACCCAATTGGGGTGTCCCCGTATATAAATGAAGATGTATATGAAAAGAATATGTTTATATTTTTGACACGTGCTTTTGCTACAAGAGCATTTGCTTCATATACATTAGTAATAATCCGCGGCTGAATACCGAATTCTATAACGTCACCTTCATCTACAAATGCTTGTAAATCTCCGATAATAACACCATCTGCTCCAGTTTCTAAACCATACGATGCACTTAATCCGGGTGTTAAAGTTGGGTCATCCCCATAACCAACCCGTTGCCATGACAGACTTCCTGTACGATATGCAGTCACATAATTTCCATCAATAGTAATATTATGATCGTTAGCTGACTGCGGCGCCGGAGCTTCAACTACTTCCGGGTCTTGAATTTCACTACCGGTAATAAACCATTTTTCCCATTCTATCTGAATACCTGTATATTCATTGAAACTTGAACTATATGTAGCAGCTATTGATGCTGATATGCTACTTGATAAACTCAATTGTAACACTGATGCAGATGCAAACAAATTGACTTGTAATGCCGCCGCTTCTTGTGTTGTCGTAGCATATTCTAAATCAGACAGTCTAGTGTCAAACACAGACCCACTACTAAAATACCATTCTGCATATGGATATAGTTCTGCAGAAGACGTAACAGATGTTGATGCCGTAGTCTGATAATTCAAACTAGCAGTTGCTGCAAAATTGATATGCCCGGGTGGTGGCGAAGCTGACGAATCATTAAGTGTTACTAGACGAAATTCGTCGCTATTGAAATACGCTCCTGCGTTTGACGCAAATTCGAATTTCCAACGTGCAACAACTGCATCTGATCCGCTGTAACTTCCACTTCGTTCTAAAGCCTCTAATAAACTACCGGTAGTTAATGACCCCGTTAACAACATAACGATTGGCGTTGAGTTATACGTTCCAGACCCATCATCTGCAGATCGCCCAAACCAATGTGGTATAGATCCAGTTGAAAATGCAAATGTCGGGCCGATGCTAGCAGTTCCTATATATAAAGATGCTGTTACAGAAGAAATTTGTGTTACGCTGCCCGTAGGATGTAATCTCAATGGTAACCATGCTAGACCAGGATACCCGCTGATCTCATCAACTTGTAGCGTTTCCCAACGTTTCAATCCTTCATATAAATCGCCCCAAAGTGTTGATCCACCGCTAGCGGTAGGGTGTCCTGACCCGGAGTTGATTGATTCATATATATCAATGGTTTCTGAACTCACAGGATTACCTGATGCAGGTAACTGAATTTCAAAGAGATATGATCCTCCTGGAGCGGTGACAGTGCTGAATCCACTTACGTTACTTGAGCTTATTATAGTAGCATCAGTAACTGGGTGCCTTAACAGATACGCATCACTCCCCGATTCGGGAGCATCATAATCATGATACCATGTATCTATTATATCAATAGAACTACTTGAAAATGTAAAATTGGTAGAATTAGAACCTGTATGTGCAACACCTTCAAATACTACATCAGACCCAGAATCAGCTACAGATGACGTGCTTGTTAAAACTGCAGTTTCATTATACAATGATTTGCGGTATTCAACATAACTAAGACTTTCTCTTGTTTCTGACAACGTTGCGCCAGTTATCGGCAAGAATACTGCCTGCGACATCCATGTAGGTGTCGATCCTGTAATATACTGTGATCCACTTAATACTGCATATTGATACGAATATGTTGTCCCAGCATATCGTTCATCTGATGATTTCGTTAGATATGCTTGCCATTGATCATCATCTTGTGCTGTTATTGTTGCAACTGCACCTTCAATACCACCTAAATACACCGGATAGCTACCTGTTACAATCGTAGTTTCTTGAACATTGATATCCGTATTATATCCTGCATTTTGTTTGTTTACGCGAGGTAAAAATGAATCTTTATTTCTTTCTAGAATATTAGGTTGGATCAATAATCCAGTTATTTTATCAGCACGAGCCGGCAACAATTGATCTAACTGCTTAAAGAATGAAAGATCAAACAATGTAAATATTTTGATGTATGCATTTAGGTCATTCTTAGTTTCATATTTCTTCCAATATGATTGTGCAACTTCAATTAAATCTGGGTATGAACGTTCATATTGCTGACCAGGATCGCCAATATATGAATCTAATTCAGTAAATCCAAGTTGTGCAATTATATCCTCATCAATCATTGTTTGTGGAGAAAAATATACTCCTAAACGATTTGAATCTAATGGAGCTTTATCAAATTGGCTTCTTTCTGCTCTAGATTTAACATCCAATGTTCCGACCAATTCATTATCTTCCAATCTAATCTTGTTGTCGTCAAATGTTCCAGCAGCCAAAGAAATTCCGTCATAATAATATGTTTCTTCAATTGAGTCATACGGCTCTGCATTAGTCCAACTTGCAAATGAAGCTGATATTCCTGACAGATTAGGTTCAACACCTGACATTGTGACAGCCGTGGTATGATTGGTTTTTTCTGTTAGTGGCAAACGGAATACTAATTCATCATATGCATCAACATTACCATCATATGCAGCTGGTGCTTTTGTATGATTATTAAATGGCGAATCTTGTAAACTAGATGACCATAATCTCAATTCTTGTAATTGTCCTTGTAATCGATAACCACCGCCAGTACCACCAATTATTAATGTACCTGACCCAGCAAATGATGACGTTGCAGACGCAGAAACTGCT